AGACGGAAATGAAAGTATTAGTTTGATTTCTAAAAAAGTAGAGGTGACAGCAGATGAAGTTTGTAATATAATGACAGATGGCACACTTCAAATGTCAGCAATAAATATTATGAAAATGTATGGTGGTTCAATTGAAAAGTTGACTGGTGTTGGAGTAAAACTTTTAAAAACTACTTCATTTCCATCAACACTTAATTTGCCATTTAAAATTTAATTAGGAGATTGATATGAGTTCTGTATGCAATAGTCCAGAAATGATGGCTGGACCACTTTATGTTACAAGTGAAGAATCGACACCAAAATGCAATCAAGATGATAAAGGACAACCTGTAACAGGATCTGCTTACATTCAGGGACCTTTTAATGTCGGAGAAGAGTTCTCAAGTGTAAAAGCTACAGTAATGCTTGGAGAACTTAATAATAACCAAACAGAAACTCCAGATAGGACACTTCATGTTACTGGTGATGCTATCATAGAAGGTGATGGGAAAACTGAAAATGCTTTATATATTACGGGACCAACTACAGATGTAGTTTATATTGATGGCGATTTATATGTGAGTGGAAAAGTTGACTGTGATAATAAAGGAAGATTGGCATCTAGATTCGCAACCGCAGATGAAAAAGGAAAAACCTTTGATATGGTTCATCCAACCAAAGGTAAGGGATGGAGATTATCATATGCATGTATAGAGGGACCTGAAATTGGAGTTTACTTCAGAGGAAGGTTGACTAATAAAACTGAAATTGAATTTCCTTATTATTGGAAAGACTTGGTGCATGAGGATAGCATTTCCGTTCAACTCCAACCCATCGGAGCGCATCAGGATGTTATCGTTAAAAGATGGGATGAAGAAAAAGTATATCTTCAATCAAAAGGTGGAATGCCAATAGATTGTTTTTATCACATTTATGCTGAAAGAAAAGATATCAATCCTCTTCATGTAGAATATGAAGGAAACAGTTGGAGTGATTATCCAGATCCAAATCACATAAATCCAAATATAGAAGATGAAAAAAGAAACTTACTTGATCCAAAATATAGAGGACCCAGAAATACGATTACTAAGAAACAGGTACGACCTCTTGACACCTGACCCAGGACCTGATACACTACTAAGGTAATCAACGGATGACCAAATGCAAGAAGAGTATCTCTCACGATGCGTGGTGGACCCAATCAAACGAACCGTGTATCTGTACTCCAGTGAGGGGTCGGAAAAGCAAGTGGTCTGCGATACCGTGGATGAGTTTATGAATGTGTTAGACTTTGTTCGTGCTACTGTGGATGAAGAGACACTCTCATACGCAAATCCACTTTAAGTTCCATTTTTGGGGGGAAAAATTCCCGGCAAAATTTTAGACCCATTACTTTTTTAAATGAGACCTGAAACACGAGAATCAATGGAAATGCTGTTCTCAGCAAAATGGAACGTTCCTAAGGCGGCATCAAACTGTGGTCTTACTTCTAAAGAGATGAAGATTACATTTAATGAATACTGTCGTTTACACCCTCCCACTTATGTGTTAAAATCTGACAATCAACTCAGTTTCTTCTGAGTTTTTATGGGCGAGTGATGAAATTGGTTAGACATCTCAGACTTAAAATCTGACGGGCATTGCGCCCATGCGGGTTCGAGTCCCGCCTCGCCTATGAGGATTATCCTCTAAATAACCAAAAGTACGGAACCTTATGAAATACCGTATTGATGCCAGATATGTTTGGTATAATCGAGGAAAACAAATTGTTTTGCTTTATTTCATAAATTCTATTCCTTTTACTTTTGATGAATTGCCAGACGAATCTATATTCGATTTGGAACTTATCAACCTAGCAGACAACGAAAGACGATTTGAACCAGAAGACTTATATCAATCTTCTTACTACCTTATGTTAGAAGAATGTCATCCTTTGCTTTATGATTTGGATTTAGAAAACCCAGAAATGTTGCCTGTTGATTAAATGCCTCTAAAGCATTGTGGTGATGCACCGCTCTTGTAAAGCGGAGACGACAGTTCAATTCTGTCTAGAGGCTTGAGTTCTATAAAACTCCAAATGTCACTTATTTCACAACAAGACCGTCAGATGGTCATTGAAGCACTTGAATATTATGTTCAAAAACTTAAGGATGATAACTGCACGGATGCTTCCGTCACGGCATTTCAAACCCTCCTCAACTGGGTCGAACTGGAACATTTCAAGCATGAAAATTAATCTTTGGTATTGTGAAGGAATGAAGCAGTGGCGTTGGACGCTAACAGATTCATCACGTCCTATTCGTAAACAAGAATCTGGTCAGCAACCATTTCTTCGTGATGCAATGAATGATGTTGCAAATACTGTAGAGTATATGTTAGAATGCAAACAAAGTGAGTAAAAATACTTAATGAAATCAGATTTTTACATAGATAAGGTAAGTAAAGAAGAAATCAAAGAACTTCTTTACACCTATCATTATCTTAAAGACGAATCAAAAGATTTCAAATCTGGTTTCAACTATGGACTATACCGCAACTCATTCACAGATATCCTTAATATTGGCGGGTGTCTTGGTGCTTGCATTTTTACTGGTCTCCCAGTTCCAGAAATTGCCGTAGGTGCATTTGGACTAGAAAGAAATCAACAAGAAGGGATATACGAACTTTCACGACTTTGTATACATCCCGATCTTCAAAAAGAAGAATATAATATTACATCTTGGTTCGTCAGTCGTTGTATACGGAGGTTTAAAAAAGATGCCCGCGTTCGTGCTATTCTTAGCTATGCTGACAATAATCACCACTCTGGAATTATATACAGAGCTTGCAATTTTCAATACTATGGTTTAACCGATAAGAAATCTGATTTCTGGATTAAGCAGTCTGATGGTTCTTTTGTAAAGCATTCAAGAGGACCTATCAAAGGACTGAAAGGTGAGTGGAGAGAAAGAAGTAGAAAACATAGATACTTGATGATATTTGACAAAGAACTTAAAAAAAACTTGACATGGAAAGAACAAAAGTGGTAAAATAATAGAGTCCGTGTGAAGGAATTGCCATAAGAGACTAGGAGTTAATCCTGGTCTCTTTTTTTGTGATAAATAACTTATAACGGAAACTATAAGTATCAATAAGATGGGTCTTTCAAGATTAGAGAACTTCTTACGTTCAGTTCGTGGCAATATCATATATGTCGATCCAAATGCATTAGACTCCACAGATTCCATTGAGAATGATGGAACTAGTGCAGCAAGACCATTTAAAACCTTACAACGTGCATTAATTGAAGCAGCAAGATTCTCATATCTTCCAGGCCCAAATAATGATAAGTTTGGTAATACAACAATTCTCCTATATCCAGGCGAGCACTTAATTGATAATAGACCTGGATGGATTCCAATTACAGGTTCTACATTTCTTAAAAGAGATGGAACCACATCAACTGATTTTTATGAGTTTGACTTACAAACAAACTTTGACATAAATGCAGATAATAATGCTCTTTATAAGTTTAACTCCGTTCATGGTGGTGTAATGGTTCCAAGAGGAACCTCTGTTGTAGGATATGATCTTCGTAAAACAAAGATTCGTCCAAAGTATGTTCCTGATCCAGAAAACGACAATATTGGAAGATCTGCAATTTTAAGATTGACTGGTGCTTGCTATCTTTGGCAGATGTCAATCTTTGATGCAAATCCAAATGGAGTCTGTTATAAAGATTATACAAATAACACATTTGTTCCAAACTTCTCACATAATAAACTCACTGCATTTGAATATGCAGATGGCGCAAATGCAGTAGAAATCAATGATGCCTTCAACACCTACTCTACAGACAGAACTGATCTAGACATTTACTATGAAAAGATTGGTCTTGCTTATGGAAATTCAAGTGGAAGACCAATCTCTCCAGATTATCCATCAGTAGTTGATATTGAATCTAAAATTGATGAATACCGTATTGTTGGATCTCGTGGTGAAGAAGTTGGGATCTCAAGTATTCGTGCTGGTGATGGATCTGGTGGTGGAGAAAGAACAGAAATTACTGTAACTTTAGCACAAGAAGTTACTGGACTTGATGTTGATACCCCAATTCGTATTAATAATGTTGGTATTAGTACATTTAATGGACAATATGTTGTCAAACAAGTTGTAAGTAATACAGAAATTAAATATGCAACATCAAATCCACCACCGACAGGAATTGACTTTATTGTTGGCCAAGGAACACTCAACATTGTAGTTGATACTGTCACATCAGCATCACCATACATTTTTAACTGCTCATTGAGATCCGTGTATGGACTTTGTGGATTGCACGCAGATGGAAATTCTGTAACAGGATTTAAGAGCATGGTCGTTGCTCAATTTACAGGAATTTCTCTGCAAAAAGACAATAATGCTTTTGTGAAGTATGACCCAACTACTGGTAAATATATTGATTCGACAAACGTATCAAATATTTACTCAGATTCTCTTGCAAGATATAAACCATCTTATGAATCTTATCATATTAAAGCAAGTAATAATGCATTTATTCAGTGTGTATCTATCTTTGCGATTGGATATGCACAACACTTTGAAGCAGATAGTGGTGGTGATATGTCAATCACCAACTCTAACTCAAACTTTGGTGCAAGATCACTTCTCTCAAAAGGATTTAGAGATGATAAATTCGTTCGTGACGATTTAGGTTATATTAGTCATATTGTACCACCAAAAGAGATCACAACATCAGAAATCACAATTGAATTCGATTCAATTGATATTGCTAAAACTGTAAGTGTTGGTAATAGTTCCAGACTTTATCTTTATAATCAGACAAACGAAAACTCTAGACCAATTAATGTCATTGATGGTTATAGAATTGGTGCAAAACAAAATGATCAATTAAATCTAATCCTTTCAAATTCTGGAATATCTACAACATATTCTGCAACCATCGTAATGGATGGATCTAATGAAATTACGTATCAAAAAGAATATGATGTTGCTAAACTTGCAAATGGAGTAACTAATAATATATCAGCAAATACAATTACTTTAACGGCACCTCACGATTTTATCAATGGCGAGACTGTAAGAATTGTTAGTGATACTGGAGAAATTCCTGATGGTTTAGATCACAATTCAATTTACTATGCAATTACTAATGCTACTGCAACAGGAATTGGAAGCACTCAAGTTCGTCTTGCATCTTCATTGAATGATGCGGAGAATGGAAGTCTTTCTTCTTATGTAATTGATATTCTTACTGCAAAAACTTCAAATCTTAAGGTTGTAAGTAGAGTTTCAGATAAGACTTCTGGCGACATTGGACATCCAATTCAGTATGATTCTATTGGCGAGCAATGGTATTTGAGTGTCAATCAAGGTAATGAAATCTATAATGCTATTCTAGCATCTGGAATTAGTGCAAGTTCTAGAACTTATATCACTCGAACTCCAGATAACAGAAATTACGAAGACACTTTATATAAGTTTAGATACGTTATTCCAAGAGATACTACAATCAAGGCAAGACCACCTCTTGATGGGTTTATAATTCAAGACTCTACATCTTTGCCATTAGATGATACAGAAATTGATTATCAATATAGTCCAGATAATACAACAAAAACACTTTCAAATTCAACAGAACTTAAGAAGACAAGATTTATCTCAAATGCTTCTTGGGTTGGTTCTGTTGCTACAGTTCAAACTGAACTTCCACATAATCTCTCCATTGGATCTCAAATTCAAATTGTAAATGTTTTAAGTTCAAATAATATTTCTGGTCTTTCTACCTCTGGATACAATGGAACTTATACAGTAACTTCAATTCCAAGTAGAAGAGAGTTTACGTATTCGTTAACAAACAATCCGGGAACTTTCCTTGATAATACTTCAGTTAGGAATACTTCGCTTCCTTATTTCAATCGAAAGAAACTTCCTGGAACTTATGTTGTATACAGAACAGAACAAGTTCAAGAATATGTTCAAAATCAACAGGATGGTGTTTATCATGTTTCGATAATTAATTCCTCAAATAGTCCAACAATAGCACCATTTGAGAGTTTAAGTCTATCGCAACCAGTTCAATACCTTTATCCACAACTTGATAGAGATAATGTAGTTTCTGATCCAGAAGCATCTCAAA